ACTTCAAATGAGAATTCTAGTAATGGGATTACCTGGCAGTGGTAAAAGTACCTTTGCAAAAAAACTAGTAGAAGATATCAAAGCAGTTGGTCGTAGTGTTGAGTGGTTTAATGCTGATCGGATGCGTGAAGCATTTAACGATTGGGACTTTTCAGAAGAAGGGCGAATTCGACAAGCAGAACGTATGGCCAGGTTTGCTCGCAATGCAGAGACTATGAATAACATTGTAGTAGCAGACTTTGTTTGTCCTACACATAAACTTAGAAATATCTTTAACCCGGATATTGTAGTTTGGATGGACACAATTACAACAAGTCGGTATGCAGATACTAATAAGATATTTGAAGCCCCTACTCATTACAATTATCACATAAGAGAATTAGACGCAATGCCCTGGACTCGGGTAATTGCAGATCAATTTAGGAATTATTATAATGAAGCCTAAGTATCAAACAGCACACATGCGGGCCGCACACATCTACAGTAATTTAAGCACAGCACGTAGACTTAAAGTGGGAGCCCTTATTGTCAAAGATGACAGAATTATATCAATTGGTTACAATGGGATGCCAGCAGGGTGGGATAACAATTGTGAACTTGAATTAGAAGATGGAACTATTAAAACTAAACCGGAGGTATTACATGCAGAAACGAACGCTATTGCGAAACTCGCTAGGAGTAGTGAGTCTGGTCTCGATGCAACTTTATTTGTTACACATAGTCCTTGCCTCGATTGCGCCAAACTCATTTATCAATCAGGTATTAAGCATGTCTACTACGCAATTAATTACAGGGATGATAGTGGGATCACTTTTCTTCGTAATTCCGGCATCCAAGTAGAACAACTAGATGTTTGATATCTTCATCATGGACATGGGCGGCAATGACGATAATGTTACTGCCCTTGCAACCCGTTTCCCGCATGCTAAGGTGGTAAGATACTACGACAATCACTTAGACACGTTAAAACGCTGTATTTCGCGTTGTAGAACCCCTTACGCTTGGGTAATTAGTAGTGTATGCGACTACAGTAACTTTGATTTTGATTATAAGCCTGTACCATGGGAAGCCTATCAACTACACTGCTGGCATAGCGATCACGAGAAGTTTGGTGATACATTCTTAGTTAATGTAGCAGAATTTAATAAACAATCAGACATACCTTTACTAGAATGGTACAAGGAAGTTAATTGGCATTACCCAGGTGTACCACGCTTGCCCGTTCCAACTGTAACATACACCTCAGATAACTTAGTTGATATAGTTAAAGCTACTAAGTTTAATACACCATATGTACTGTTCAAACGTGATATAGATACTACTATAAACTTTGCGCCTATATTATGGAAAGACCGAAGTGTACACACCTTTAACAGAGCAAACAGCGTATCGTTAGTACCCCGTGAAATTTCCGCACATTTAAAGCATCAAATCTATGATTATCCGTATGTTTTGAAGCAAAAAGACTGGTTTTTAGGCGATAAAAATCTTGATATTATCTATATCAGCAACGGTGAGACAAATGCAGATCAGCTATATGAACACTTATCTACCTCCTCTAACCAGAAGGTTAAACGTGTGCAGAATATCAATGGTAGAGACAACGCATTCAAAGTTGCTGCAGAGATGAGTGATACGGAATGGTTCTTTAAAGTACCAGCTAAACTTAAAGTTAATCCGGAGTTTGATTGGTCTTGGCAACCTGACTATTTACAAGAGCCTAAACATTATATTTTTTATGCTGATAATCCGCTAAATGGATTACGATACGGGCATATGGCCATGGTTGCGTATAATAAGCGATTGGTATTAGCAACTGAAACTACAGATCTTGATTTTACTCTAAGTCAACCACACGAAGTAGTTCCTATATCCAGCGGTACTGCGTATTACAATTCAGATCCCTTAATGACCTGGCGTACTGCTTTTAGAGAAGTTATTAAGTTAATTGATGACGTTAAGAAAACTAACAGTATAGAAAGTCAATACCGTTTAGATACTTGGCTAAATGAAGCAGAAGGGTTAAACGCAGAATGGAGCATCTTAGGGTCTAAAGATGCCAAAGAATACTACGAACAAGTCGATGGCAATTATGATAAGTTAATGTTAACCTACGATTGGACTTGGTTAAAAGATTATTACAATTCTAAATATTAATTATTTGCGCCAAAGAACAGGATTTTGATTATACCATTCGTAGTATCTACGGAATCCTTCTTCAACATTAACCTGCGGGTTATAACCTAAATCCTTTACAGCACGTGTAATATCTAAACGACCACGCTTAGGGAAACTTAAATCACGGGGTGCTATTTCTAATGTGCCTTGACCTGCAATTTTAACTGCAAGTTCTGCAGCATCTTTAAGGGTCCATTGACGTTGTTCTGAACGTGTGATGTTGTAGATATTACCGTTAGCAACATCTTTAGTTGCAGCCAGCACAATACCCATAGCAGTATCTTCTACATAGGTAAAGTCTAAGACTTCATCAGGACCATTTACCTTAAGTGTTTCTCCACGCATTGCCTTGGTCATAAACTTGCTTACAACTCTATCTTCGACGTCCCATTCACCATATACAGCACTTGGGCGAATGATAACGTGGTCAAAGCAACCACGACGTGCATAGTCTTCTACTAGTTTTTCACCCATATACTTCATAATACCATATTGGCCTTGCGGATTACAAGTAGCTGATTCGGTTACATCAGTAGTAAAGTCACCGTAGACCATACTTGAACTAATATAAACAAACTTCTTAACCTTATGTTTTTTACCTAGCTCTAATAAGTTGATAAGTCCTGTACTCATTACTTCACTGGCTAGTGCAGGATCCTGTTCAACTACCTTCTGTCTAGGAAAGCTAGCCATGTGTATGATTACATCAGGCTGATTGGTGTCAAACAAGCTGTTTAATCTTTGTTGATCACGTATATCAACTTTGTATGTTTCACTGATATAGCGTTTTTGTCTATTGGAAGATAGATAGGTAATTTCGTTAGTAGGAATAAAACCGTAATTAGTAAATGTATCTACAACAATACATTCATGTCCTTGGGCTTCTAAAAAACGTGCAACATTATGTCCGATAAAACCTGCACCGCCGGTTACTAAAAATTTCATTTTTTCAATTGTCCTATATTTTTTTACTTAGTTGAGTCAGCCGCGGTATATTCATTTAATTTTTTTAATATTTGATTAGCGTATAATTTATGTGTTATCGGCCCTGGGTGCATATTATCAAATCCATAGTCGAGAAACTTATAACTAAAATCGATGTTGGCTAGGTGTGTATAATTTTGAATATTTTTAAGATGAAACCAAAGTTCTAAATCAATACTAATTCCTGCTATTATTAATTTAGCTCCTATTTTATTGCAAAAATTTAATACTTGATACACAGCCAAGACTACAGCATATCGTATAGTTGGGTGATCTAAAATCTTTATGTCTATTTCTTTTTCTAATTTAGAATCTTCAAGTAGTGTGCTTACATTAATATGTTTTATTTCTTTTAAATTGTAATACGGAAATCTGCCACCAGGGGTAAGTCCAATAATTACAATATCGTTTTTTCTAATATCTGATCGCAGTATTTGATCCGCGCACCACATAATTGATGCACCCCCAGCAGCCAGTGTACTTACTGGCATATTTAATTCCTTAGCAATTATATCTCCATAACGCTGTGAATTTTCTTCTAACCCGACTCCCCAGGTGTCTGATCCGCCCGCTATCCATATTTGAGGATAATCACTTTTTCTAAAATCTTGTAGTTCTAACATAATTTCAGTCTGAGCGTTATAAATATCCAACGGTGCATTTGTTAATGCAATGCCGTTCAACTCGCAGACTGATAGTAATGTGGATTCATAAAAGGAATTGCTAACATCAAAATTTGTGTAAGGGGGTGGGCAGTAAATTATTTCACTTGCAGATTCGAGTACTTTTATATATAGATTTATATCTGGCACATCTTCTGGGCTAGTATAGCAGGTACCATAATGCAGTTTGTTGGCATTGCTATTATCGATAACATAAGCAGACCTATCGTATAATTTTGCTCGCGCGGCCAAATAAAAATTATTATTGCCTAAATTTTGTCTACCAACAAACAAAGTTAACGACATTATCTGCCTCTACCTGCAGATTTTTTAGTTGGCTTATTAGTTGTTACTTGTTGTTTAGGTTTAGACTTACCAGTATCTACAGTAAGGTCTGTGTTAGTCCCGTGTTGTTCTGCTTGTTTCTTTTCTAATGCTTGCTTAACTAAGTCTTTAAGTGATGCCATTTTACTCTCCTTAATCCCAAAGTGCTTGGTAATATTTGCCAAATAAGCGTGTACCGTTACTGATACGTGCGTGGTGTTTAGTCCAACCTTTCTTATCAAACTTACTTGTATCGTTAGGACCTTTTTTCCATTCACTTAACCCGTTTTCGTCGGGCTCGGTGAAGTATCGATCAGTTACTCCTGTGTGAAACTGTGCGTCATGGTCTTCATCACACAGTTGTTCAAATGCCCAAATCATTTCATCTAAGACCCAATCCCAACGTTTAAAGTGATTGCAGTCAGTGTCCCAATCATTCTTTTTACTTTTAACTGCGGCTTTGGTTGTACTGCGTAGACGTTCTGGTACGTCTTCGTCTTCAACAAACGGAGCACCGTGTTTGACTTCTTGTAGTTTCTTAAGCATAGGTAAGATGATTGGACTTAAGGTACTGTCCATTGACCACACGTCCCAGTAATCAATCTTAACGTAGTCGACTTTAGGATGTACAATATCAAAGAACTTGCGCAATAGTGTACACACAGGCTCTAATACTTTATTGACCCGTTTAACCCAAGGCTCGTCATAGTCTATCTCACGCCACCAGCAGATCTTTTCACAGACTGTATAAGGGCTTATCCAATGATATCGATATTTGTTTTTGTATACTTTCATTTCCAGGCCTCGTCGTGATGATCAAAAAATCTTAAACAATAATCTACATACTCAGCTTCTGTAAGATCACCATAGAACCTAATCTGCTTATGCCAATCCTGCGCACGATTATCTATATTAAATTGTAGATCAATTCCGTTAGCCTCTACCCATTGATATTTCGGAGTTAAGCTAAACTGTTTAGCAACTTCCCAATAGAGTTCGTTATCGTGTTTATTATATGCGTCATTGATGTGTACGCTTTCAGTGAAGAAACGTACACGATGCGGGCGTTCATACCGCCATTGGGGCTTTGATACTTGCAAGGCTTGTGTATCCATCTAGTCTAAAGTCTTCCATAGTAAATTTAGTAATATCTGTAACAGCTGGATTAATCCAAAGTTGTGGTGCAGGTAAGGGCTCACGTGAAAGTTGTTCTTTTACCTGATCTACATGATTCAAATATATGTGAGCATCACCGAGTACGTGAACGAATTCGCCTACCCCAAGGCCACACACTTGGGCTACCATATGCGTTAGCAGGCTGTAGGACGCTATGTTAAAAGGCACGCCTAAAAACATATCGCATGATCGCTGATACATTTGACACGACAACTTATTATCTGCACTTACGTAAAACTGTGCAAAACAATGACAAGGAGGTAAAGCCATTTGATCTAACTCACCTGGATTCCAAGCAGTTAGAATATGTCTACGTCCGTATGGATCTTTCTTTATACCTTCTACCAATTCGAGTAGTTGATCTATCTCAACGGGTTGGCTTTCGCTTGAACTAATCCAGCGTTTAAGTTGTGTACGCCAGTGCCGCCATTGTACGCCGTAGACACGACCTAGGTCGCCTTGGTACTTAGACTTAGAAATCCAATACTTAGATAGGGCATTGTCAGTCCAGATAGTTTTGCGATGCTCTAGCTTATCTCCATATAGGATTTCTGCTAGTCTGCGTTCATCACCGCTACCTTCAATAAACCATAACAGTTCACTGAGGCAGGCTTTGAATGCAAGTTTCTTAGTAGTAACTGCGGGGAAGGATTTGCTTAGATCGTAGCGCGACTGCATGCCAAATACACCAATAGTGCCAGTACCCGTACGATCTTCTCGCACAGTGCCGTTGTCTAAAACATATTTTAGAGAATTGAGGTAAGGTTTCATTGTATTATTATAACAGATATGCTATGGTTTGTCAACCTAAAAGAGTACACGGTCCCATATTTCATAGGTACAGTTAGTGCCTGGGCGCACTGTCATAATACGGAAACAACTTAGATAACGTTCTAAGTTAATACGTGTATCACACCAGTAATCGCCCTTCATACGAGTTAGATAAACACGTTCTACAATATCAGTGGTAGCGTCATATAGCTTTTGCCCGCCAATGACAAATACATCTTGCGTTGGGTTAGACTTTTGTACCTGTTTAATAGCTTCTACAGGCGTGCCAGGAATCCAACGTACTTGGTGTTGGTATTCTTTAGCCACATGGTGACTGCTGACCACGTAGTTGGTGCGATTTGGTAAAGGTTTGGGCATCATTGGATCTTCCCAAGTGTTACGTCCCATAACTACGATATTATTTGTAGTATGTTCTTTAAACCAGGAAAGATCCTCTTTATGTTTTGGCCAAGGCAAGGTACCACGATTGCCTATGCCCCCTAAGCTGGTGCTAGCGAGAATTGAACAAATCATAGACCTTTAAGTACCTTGTCTGTTTCTGGTTGGATAGCATCTACCACTTTAGCAATGTCAATTAAGAAATCAACATTCTCAATATAAGCATCGAGTTCATTAAACTTAAGGTCTAATAATTCCTCAATGGCTGTAGGGTCCATCCCGTCTTCGATTAGTTTTTTAACGTCGATGCTGATATTAGTACCATCTATTAATTTTACTTCAATTTCTTGTAGTATATGTATAGGTACTTCTTTCTTATCGACACCTTCGACTATATCTTTCCAACTTTTGTTTTTGCTCAATGTAATTTTCTTACTGCTTTTACGCTGTGGCTTTTTTGGTTTTGGTTGCTCTGCCATCTGTAGCCTTTGGTGTTGTTGTTTTAGCTTTGGCTGGTGTTGCTTTCTTAACAGCTACAGGTTTTAAACTTGCTGCTTCTGCTTTTAGACGTTTTGCTTCTGCTAATAAACCTTTAGCTTCAGCTTCCATACGAGTAGCTTGACCAATGCGCTGTTGAGCAATTTCAGCGTCGCTTAATACACCTGCTACATCAGCTGATGTAGTTGGAGTACCTGTAAATGGTTCTGCCGGCATACCAAGTTCACGACCTTGTTGTTTAACACCTTTGATACCACGATTTTTATCAATGTCATCTAAGCGTTGAGCTGCCTCGCCGCCTGCTTCTAGTTTGTCTAAAATGTCATTTAATTCATCTAAACGTACTGTTGATTTAGCAGTAGGAGTTACAATAACTTGGTTACATGGAACTTTCTTTAGGTAACCAGCTTTGTGGATATGCTGTAGACAGTTAGTACCATCTGGCATAATGTGACGGAATAGAGCATCTGCTAATTCCTTAGCATTTTGTCCTACTTCGCTTTCTAATACTTTCATAGCTTCATCATGTACCATCATTGGTAAGTTGTCTGTGTACATTACTAAAGCCATATGACCTTCATCTGGCACTTTACGATATACAATTGCAATCTTGCGTTGATTATGTTTGCCAACGTGCTTAATCATTTTTTGTTTCCTCGGTTTTTGCTGGTGTTAATGCACCAGTCGCTTGTAAGAAAGCGATAAGTTTGGTATATAACGTACCAACATCAGCTAATTCTTCAGCACGGAATGTACCGCGTTGACTGCCAATTTGAATGATCTGTGCAACTAGCACTAGATCTTGTAGGGTTAAACTAGGTGCTTGCGTTTGAGTTTGCTCAGCAGTAGTTTCTTGTGGTTGTTCTTGTTTCGCCATTTAATAAATTCTCCTTAGGGGACAATTTTATTTAACAACTAAATGACCGATGGTAAAATTTCTTAGAAGTAATCGTTGGGATTTATCTGAGGAAGGTAAAGACTAAAATAGGTAGCTTCGCTGGCATTTTCAAACCCTATCATAATTTGACGTTTGCCACTGTCATCAGTGGGACCTATATAAAAACGACCTACTAGGTTTTCGTAGATCCAACTGCTGATCATTTTTTCAGTAACCCACAATTCAAACTTTACCTGTTCAAAGTGTGGAGGACACCAACTTATCTCGCGTAAGCCGTGTACATTTAAGGGATTAACTTCGCCATGTTTAAGCATTAATTGACTTTCTTATTAGTTCTGCCCACTGTTGGTGGGCTTGTTCGTTTGGATGATATCCATCTGCTATATATAGTTTACTATCTTGACTTAATTCAAACAAGCCATTGCGATCTTTATCTGTAAATATCCATTGACTAAAGTCAATTTGACAATCCAAGTATTCAAGTCCTAACCCGTATACATCTTCCCAAACGTTCATATAACTCATAAATTTGTATTTGATGTTATGTGCCTGTAGATAGCTTTGTAAGCTGATTATATGTATTAAACTGTTAAACACACGTTCACGCTGTCCTACAGCTACACTTGATTGCTTAAACAAATCTTGCTCGTTGTGTAGGTAGTGTATGCCAAAGTTGTTGACTGATTTAAACCCTGTAGATTGTAGGTAAACGTCCTCTTCTACGGTCCAATCTGACCGTTCTAATCCACTCCACATTACCAACACCAGATCGTACGAGTTTTCACTTAGTTCTGCTATAGTGCTATGACATATCCACTGATTACCTGCGGCGTGCTCGGCTAAGTTTTTAACAGCGTCTGTACCTAATAGGTAAGGCCAAGTTGGATAAGGGCTAAGGGCTGTAAAACTACAGCCGTTGGTTAGTATCTTCATGCCCGACTAGTAATAAATCAAGTAGTTTTATCATTGTCAACAACCTCTAACTTAGGTTTGGCTTTAAGTCGAGTTACGTTCTTAGGCTTCTCTGGTGTAGCAGAAGCATAATGTGTTGCTACTTCTACGATAGGAAACACCCAGGCGTTGTCATCTGCATTATCTCCAAAGAAGTATTCTAACAGTTTACGACCAAATCCTCGCTTGTTGGGTACAGCCATAACCATCAGTTTACCTGACAATTCGTTATACTGTTCTGTAGTGATGTACTTGTTCTTCCACAAGTAAGCAAGTGTGTCTTGGGTAGCACTAGACATTTGCTCTGCTAACTCTGTTGGACTATAACTAAAACTTTGATATACTGACATACGTTCTCCTAATCTTCCCAAGGCACAGGGTGCCATCCTAATTGTTTCAAATCGTGTAATATTTCTTCTGTTACTGTACTTTCTGAAACATACCCTCTGGTCATAAGCTCTTCAAAGTCGTCTTTAATAAAGTTAAAGCCGCCCATACCGCTACAGTACCAACTTAAGTAGTCACCTTCACCACGCAGGTCTGCTACAATACCACCAGCACTACGCCAACTAACACTCCATAACTCATCACTTAGAATAGGAAATACTTCAGTCTTTTGCCAACGCATATTACAGAAAGCAGCATACAAGTTCTGTGCATAATCATTACGAGATTTAATTTTCTCAACTAGCGCAGGAGTGGCCGCTATCTCAGCTTCTAAATCATATTTCATTATTTCTTTGTTTGTTCTGCTTTGACGACTTCTTCAACAAAGCGCATTAGGAATGTCTCGTGAACATATTCCATACAATGCTTTTTGGCAATAGCTAAGATTTCTTCGCGTGTTAATTTCATTCTAAGTCCTTGCGGTGTTTAGATTTGCGTGTGTACTTGGTACGGTCGCGTTCTACTTTAGCCTTAAAAGGTAAATCTTTGTTGAACAGAACATAGTGACTGCGTAACTTCATTTTAATTTTCTTTGCATGTTTCATTATAGCAATTATACTATCAATTTACCAAAAAGTCAATTAAAATGGTATCTCATCGTAATCAACGTCATCTACGCTAATTTCATAAGGGGTTATATCAACCCCAATTTTACCTTCAACTTTCTTACCAGTCTTGACCATTTGCAACAGTTGTCGATTACGTTCAACTTGTTCACGTTCTGAACGTTTTTTGTCGTTGCCAAGTTTTAGCGTCTCATCATAGTTACGTGCAAACTGTAAACCTTCTAACCAAGTTTCGATTGATTCAAGTGTACCACAGTATAATTGCGCATCGCGACTATAATGTGGTAAGCAATCGTCTTTGGGTTTTACATAAATCATTTGATTTGTTCTATCGCCATCAACCCACCCAGAATTGCCACTGGTAAATTTAAACCCAAGCTCGTTGGCTTTAGCTTCTACACGTTTCATGCGCTCTAAGTCAACCCAACCCAATGGCATTATCGTTTCTCCAATTCTTTTATAAAGTCCTCAGCAAGCATACCAGAACTTGCGCTTTGATAATTGGGATCATCACCTGCACTCCAACTTGGATCCCATGCCCACATAGGCGTTGGATTGGTTGGATCGTTAGGATAAACACGTGGATCATATGGGCTAGTAGGTGGTTGGTATGGTGGAGTAAATGGCTCAACTTGGCTCTTTTGTTGATTCCATTGAATCTTACGTATGTCATCTTCTACCATACATAAACGACGATTTAGGTCGTTATGATCCTCTAGTAAACGTGCTAGCGGGCCCTTAATCGCTTGATCAGGATGCTCTGCTGTACATAACACAGTTATAGTCATAAGCGCACGTAAGGCGTCTTTAATGCGCTGATCGTCTGACTCTAGTGCAGAGTCAATTACACGCACAATTTGTTCAAGATCGAAGTCTTTTTGATCCTTTTCTCTACTTGCGCTCATATTATATCCCAGATTGTTTTCATATTAAGCCAATCTGCTAACGATTTAATCCATAAAGGTAAACTTAATGTAATGACGTATGCCATTTGAATATATTCATATCTAACGCAAGGAACTGCATACCAATTACCAATGCATGCTGATAGATACAGCACACTTATCCAAAATAACCAATACCCTCCGGACCGTCCAAATAGTTTCATATTAGTGCCTCGTATTGCCACTAGTTAACATAGGTAGCAGTTCTAGTACTTCGTCGTCGATTTCAGGAAATTCATCAACAGGCACACTATTATCTAATAGCTCACCACTCTTGGCCATTTCTGTAATATGGGCAATAAGTTTGTCAAGTTCCTCTTGACTACCATCAAAGTCATCAAAGCAACCTTGTGCAAAAACAACCTTCATTGGTTTCTTTTCACCATCGTTATCGTGTTCACTCATTTGATTCCATCTCCTTTAGTACACTTTGTAAGAATTGATTAATTTCTTTAGCCAAAGGGTTATCGGCATTGCGTAGCTCTTGTTCTGCCTGCGCTAGCAAAATACAAGCTACCCTAAATTGCAGAGTATCTGCCTGAGGATTTGTTGCCATTATGCATGCTCCTTGCTAAGTTCGTAGTAGGCAGTAATACCAAACGGTGCTTCAATTGTAGTACTACCGTGAATAATAAACAGTGTATCGCAGTAGTCTTCTTCGCCCCAGCCACCACCTGGGTAACCATCTGTAAACATAACAAACTTCTTAGGAACAATATCGTTGTCACGCATATATTCCCAGTTACATTCAAAGCTAGTTCCGCCACCGCCACCAACTTCCCAATCTAAGATCTCATCTAAGTTTTCTGGAGTAAACACAGTGGCGTTATATACTGCTGTGTCAAAACTCCATAAGTGTAAGCGGAAACTTGTATAACTTTCCATAATGCCTTTAACTTCACTTAGGATATCACGTAACATACTGTCTGACATACTACCTGATGCGTCAACTGTTACGCAGATGTCAATTTCTTTGTCAAAGTCGCTACCTGGCATAACAGCATCCATGTCCCAACCTTTACGTGACGCACGTGCCCAAGTGTAGTCTGTGCGCATAGTACTTTGGATTTGTTGTTGTAGCAGACTGCGCCAATCTAACTGCGGTGCTGATAAGTCTTTAATTAAACGTTTAACACCCATTGGCAAGTTACCTGCACCTACAGTCTGTGCCGCAGCCATAACAGCTTCTTTAATCTCGTCACGGATCTGTTTCTTTTCTTCTTCAGTTAGTTTAGGACGCCCTTTGCCCTTACCTTCACCGTCAGCATCACCTTCACCGTCAGCATCGCCTTCGCCATCTAAGTGCTCATCTAACAACATTTTTTCTAAATCATCAATGCTAATTTTCTTAGCATTTTTCATCAAGTCGTCGTAGACTTCTTCAGCTGACCAACCTCTGTATTTTGTGTCAAACAAACCTACAGGAATCTTCTCACCAATACGTTGGTCAAGTAAGTCTTGGTTTACGCAATAGTCATCTGCAATATTCCACACACGAGGATCACGTTCTCCACGTCTACCCATGTGATCGTAAACACAGTGCAACACTTCATGTCCCATCAAAAACTCTACTTGCTTACTAGGCATTTTGTTAATAAATTCACTGTTATAGTAAAACTTACGCCCGTCAGTTGCGGCAGTGGGACACCACTCGTCTGCGTTTTCTAATTTTAGTCGTGTTGCTAGGTTACCAAAAAATGGCGCCTTAAGTAGTAGCGCAATACGTGCTGTAATAAGTTTTTCACGCACGTTAGCGTCAGTTGCAGGATTAGTTTTAATCCCTGCAAAGCCTTTGTCTTTTTGTGCTGTAGTATTAGTTGCCATCTTTTACCCTTTCTCATTTAATGCCATAATTATACTATCAATTTGATGATTTGTCAAGTACTATGTGCCAACGTAAAGAACGCCAATGCCTCTTCTGTTACATAGATTCTTAATAGATTGTGTTCACTTTGCCAAGCCCACTTTGGAGTTTGCTGGGTAATACTGTTTATTCTATGACACTTACCAAGTTCACCACTTGGACCAAACTTCTCCCAAAACCAAATACGTGCCTTGAGGAAATTTACCTCATTTTCAGAGACAGGATTATAGTTTCTACGAACATACACATTGTAATTTATATAATGATTAAACAGTTCGTGACCTGTGTGCCTACGGTCCATCTTGGTTATTTTGAAATTGCTCATAATGTAAAAAGCCCCTTGCGGGGCTTTTCCTCTACTAAGCTACAGCCTGTACAATGTATTTGCCAAAGCGTTTATGGAACTCATCAAACGTTTTAAGTTTGTTAGGAACAAACGGCAAGTTGTAAACAGTTAACGCTACACGTGCGCCCATAACAGTCAATTCTGTAGTAAAGTTTTCCATCATAAACTTAAAGAAGTTATCTGCATAACCGTGCCATTTATCTTTGTCTGCTTCTTTGTCTTTTAAGTCTTTCAACTCATAACACATAGAGATAGTCAAACTATACATAGCTGAGATTTCTTTAATTTTTAACTCTGTTACTTTACCTTCTAACACATCACGTGGGTTAGGCATTTGTCCTGCTACCTTACGATGCGCCATAAACTTAACCGCTGTACCTTCACCTACTGTACCTGCTACTAAATCAGTTTCAATATTAGTAGGCAAGCTACCTTCTAGCAATTCACTAACAAACGTCCATGAACGAGGTGTTGCAAACGCACGACTTGAGCTCTTAGGATCAAAGTCAAACAAGTCTTGTTTAGCAAACGATACATAACCTACAACGTCCTTATGGATGTCGTTAAGCACAGCCCATTTTTGCCAAGCTTCAAAGTCTGGACGCATTTCCAAATGCACAAAACGATTTGAAAGTGGACTTGGCATTTTAAATGTAATACCTTTGTCGCCTTCTCTGTTACCTGCCGCTACCATAACAACGTTATCAGGAAGTTTATACTTACCTACACGTCTGTTCAAAATTAACTGATAAGCCGCCGCCTGTACACTAGGAGCTGCACTGTTCATCTCATCAAAGAACAATACTACCACAGGATGTTTAGCAGCCATTTCTTCACTTGGCAAGTCAATTGGAGGAGCCCAATCCATCAAACCCAATTCTTTATTGTAAAAAGGAATACCGCGAATATCCGTTGGATCCATCTGTCCAAGTCGCAAGTCGATCATCGCACCACCCATCTCTTCAGTGATGCTTTCAACTAATTCACTCTTACCAATACCTGGAGGACCCCAAAGGAACACTGGGCGTTTTTTGTTAAAGCATTGTAGTAATGCTACACGTGCTTCTTCTGAGGTTACTGTGCGATTTTCTGTTGCCATTTTTTGCCCCTAATATTTAATTAACAATTAACTTACTTACTAAAAAACTATTATACTATCAAACTGCCCGTTTGTCAAGCAGTTTATACCTTAGACAATAAACCTGCACCTACGTTCCAAATACCATTTACACCACAATCAACTTTGACATTCTTAACCATGACACTTTTAACAGTGCCTGTAACAGTACGTCTACCACGTCCTGTAAAACTCACAGTGTCACCTATGTTAAAACTAACTGCGGTACGACGACTAAGCAAATTGTGTTGCGCCTTAAGTGCGTCGTTAAGAACTCTAAGTTCTTCAGATGAAGTAATTTTTGCGATTTCTTTAAGTAGTGTAGTTACTGACATATTATTGCTCCTGTGTTGTTAGTGTATGTGTAGCATTATACACTCAATCTAACCAAAAGTCAAGTGGTTTATGCGTGGCTATCGTGATTATCTAAGTATTGTTGTAGGTCACTGCCGTGCAGGGCCAGCATCATACTATCACGGTCATTGAAGACTATAATATGATCAACACTAGGGATATAGTATGGACTAGAAAAATGTTTTTCTAATTGTAAGTAGGTACGCGGCAAGAGCCCTTTGGGCAGTTTGAATTTCCAATGCGGTATAACTTTGCAAGTTTTAAGAATAGTCCAAGCACCTGCTGTTAATCTAAGACTATTTGGATTCACAGGATTATGCCACCAAAACTGTATGCTGGTTAAATCGTAGTATCGTAAGGAACGTTTAAATTTATGAGTATCAAACGGTACTAGGGGATATTCTTGGAACTTTGCCTGCCAAACGGTTTGTGGACTGTCTGGACTGCGTACCATGATTAAGGATAGATCTGATCGCCAGCTTTGAGTAAGACTACGCTGAACTTATCGCTTTTAAATAAGACATTGAGTTTCTTGGCAAGATTAATAGCATGCCCTGGATTACTAAATGATACTTTTTTATATTTAGGTCCTGGATAGGCTACTAGCATGTTCTGTGTTTTAAGGTTGATGGGTTGATGGTCGTAAAACACCGCCCAGATGCCTTCAGAGTTAAGAATCTGATCACTCTTATAATTTGTTTTATTAACGTGTTCTAATAGAACCGTTGGTTTAGGTCTTGACATAATATATCGTTCTCCAAGTATATTTATGCCAATTAACTACGTAGATTATGTTTATTTTCCACCCATTTGTTAATTATTTCCATTGGAATACTGTATTTTTGTAATTGCATAGCAGTTATAGCAGTCTTATCTATATCAGTTATTCTTCTATGATGTTTCCATACAGCAGATTCGTATTGATCAAAATTTTCAACAACTTGCAAAATATCAGCTAGTGTATCATGATCCCATATACCTCCAGTGGGCATAAACATATTGTCATCAAATTTTATCACAGGCGTTTGATCTATCTCCTGTGTGTAGTAATAATAACTGGCTATTTCACTACGTGGATAAAATTCAGTCCATGCAGATAAATCATTGGGATATTTGCCAACAACATACTCCCAATATTTCTTTAATTGTTCTACGTTCCATATCCACGGTGTTATATTTAAAACTGCATTAATTTTAGAGTTAGTGGTGCCCATTGCTGTATGTACATCGAGATAAAACTCATCAAATTGATCTGATATTTTAGTAATTCGATACTGACCGTTATTTTTAAAATAACTTTCATCGATTGGTTTTAATAGGAAATCTTTACAATCAAATACTATTACATCCTGAACAGACTCGTCAATACTCTGAAAAATTTTATCTAGTTGCTGTAGATCGTTACCACTAAACTGCCCATAAGGCAGACATGGAATTAGATCTATCTTCCAATCCTGCGTAAAATTCTGCTGATTAATAGAGGTTACAATGGGCAGTATATTGCCTTGATATACTATTGTGATGTGTTTGATCCCCTGCCAATTTTTATTTAAGCAATAGGTCATTAATTCAAATTGTGGTATGTCTTGATCGTATACTACAACCAATACCTTGCTAGACATTAAAAACCAGTACCTTTTACTTGGACAGTGATAACCTCAGGTTCGCTCGATCGAACCTCTGTAAGTGATTGAATCTGTGTTAATAAATCAAAGATGTCGGCTTGTAGTTGACGTGCTTCACCTGCTGAGAGTATTAATTCACGACTGTTGGTTTGATTTAAAACCTTAACGCGATCGTTAAATTTCCTCAGATGCAGGCTTAATTGTTGTTCCATGTAAGGCTCCGTTGGCAATGCGTAGTCGTTCTTGCATTTCTTCAAATGAATCGTAAGGTCCTGCGTAAGGATAACGATTGAGTGTAATTAATTTAGGACAGTATGATTTAACCCATCCATTGTTGAACTTAACAATATAGTAACCTGCACTAAAGAAACTCTTGCTCTTTGGGCTTTTGGTGAAGATGGGCAACTTGTGTCTTAGATCCCAAAGAACATTGTGTGGCTTATGTTCACATGGATATCCATAAACTTCGTGTGCTTGACTAATTACTTTTTTAGGTGCTGTTTTTTCAACTATAATATTGTAGCGATCACTTAAGAGTTTAAGATTTTTAAACTGTTCACGCTGTTGGTCATGTTGATAAACTACACCACCTGGATTGGTCATAATGGTGCCAATTTTGAAACCATTTTGCTCAACAATCCAACATTTATTTTTTACAACTGATTTAGCTAATAACATTGCCAATGGTCCTCCACAAGTGTCTGCATCCTGGCAGGACGCATGTAATTTACATTCTTTTTTATCAAGGTGTTGTGGCATAAGCAATAATTCCAATGTAGGTTAAGTAGTGTAGGCCTTGGTCGGCACCCATCCAAACCCAAAACATGCGATCAGCTGAAGTTAATCCGCGATTAAGCTGTTGCTTTGCCCAATCAATGTGATAGTGTAGAACAAAGTCTAAGAACGCTAGACCAATAATAACGTTAGCATGATCAACAAAACATACTAGTATTAAGAATGTCCAGCTAGCATGTACTAGACTATGATGAACACCACCTGTGGCACCGTAGATACCTTTTTCTCTAAGCATATAGTCATACTGCATTAAGAAGTCAGCAATAAAATGTTTAATGCCAAATAATGCCAGTAAGATAAAGACAGTGGTATTCATAATTAGCCTCTAATAAACGTACTACGTGACTTAGGAGTTTCCCACCAGTCAATGCGATCTACTGTTACGTTTAGTTTCTTCATCTTAGCATCTACTAACTCTGCCATCCAACTAGATAAGTTTTCACTAGTAGGAACAAAGTCTACAATAAAGAAACCTTCGAAGTATTCATACTCTGGTGTGTTTGGTTCTAAGTCACTTAAATCAAGTATACTACCTGCATACTTGTCTGTTTCTGGAATGTATACTGGAATCATTGTACGTGAGCCAATTAACTGTCCAAACAACGGATCGTTAACGTCAAGCATAAACTGATGATCGATGTATTCATTGATCCACTTCTTTAACCACTCTAGGTGCCTAAAGTCAGTTACCATACCAGTTGGATCTAAAACGCCAGTCGGGCTCTTTAAGAACACCTGCATCTTACCTTCGTGTCCGTGTAGGTGACGACAGGCACACTTTAAGTCTGCTGCATACTCGCCATTAAGTCGTTGTGTGTGTACTCTGTGTCCATAACAGAATTCAAATGTTTTATCAATTACGTGTGCCATATTCTTTCCTTGTCTATTTTACTATTATATTTAGGTTTTTCTGTAAAGTCAATTGATTATTTTGCCATCTTCAATAATTATTGGCCATAAATGTTCTACGCTGTCAAACATATGATGTATACGATCAGTGTCATATCCATATGAGTTTAACTTTTTTAGTATACGTTCATTATATTCTGGCGCCGCAAGTACCTGATGATGACTATGAGAATAGAACGAATGTAGTTTAAACTCACCATTGGCGTGATGTGTAGCTAAGGCCATGATAGCACAGGCACTGTCGCAGTAATCTACAGAATACCAATTGACCAAACCGTGTTGATGTACAGTGTCCATAGCATCTAACAAATCTTCACTGGTACCGCCAATTGATGTAACATAAAAATTTAACGGTTGGTTGGGATGTTGTCGAACTATGGTAATTATTTCATCGTATTCTTCTTTATGAAGTTTACCCACGACTTTATAGTCCTGCTCGCCAATCTTAGTTATTTCTGGTGTGACACACCCTATCAAACTAATAGCTAGCAGTAAAACTAAAATTTTAAATACTTTTTGCATCTTCGGTTAGGTTTTCTAGTTTGCGTTGACGATCAATTAACTTAAAAAACAATGCTAAGGTATTAGCCGCATCAACGTCCGCTCTATGCGCATCACCTTTGAAGTGCAGTTTGAAGTAGCCCATAGCACTAGCTAGTCCGCCACTTGGCTTCTTGCCTCGAGCAAACATCAATAAGGTGTAGAACGTTTTAGTATCAATCCAACGACGACCAAAGTGGGGGAAGTCAACGCACTGCTTACTAAATTCTTCTAAGAGTTCTACGCTATCACCGCCGCCCCAAGTAACAGGATTGACAAAACAGTTATGTTCTTTGATCAGTGCGCCTAACTCTCTAGCTACGGTTTCGTGACTAACACAATTAGCACTAATATCGCTATCTGTAATACCTGTTAGGTCAATAATAAATTGGCTAATTGGTTCGTTTGGATTTATATACCATTTCTTAGTAAAATAGTTTTCAAAACGGTCATCTGCTTTACCAATGGCAATGCCAACCTGAATGATCTTACCACTCGGTTGGTTAAGCTCTAAATCTAATGCCAAGTACTTCTGATTTTTGTCTATCAATTATGATCCAATGCCAAAACTTGCAGGTGATGCCCAAAAGAAACCTAAACAAAACAAATACACACTAACTTTTGCCATAAACCAGACAAACTTTAAAATAGCAAAATGATGATACGCATCGAATATAAGAAATGCTGATAAGATAAACCAAGCACTCATATCGCTAAAATCACCTGAAGAAGAATAGCTACGACTGCTACTACCTGATGAAGAATAGCCACCACCACCTCTGCTCGAGCTTGCTGTATCACTAGCTTTGTTTATAGCAGCAATTTGTCGACACGCAGGGCAGATATGCATCCGATCCCCAGATGGTAAATCAGCACCACAATTTAAACAATGATAAATCATAATAGTTATCTTTCTTAATTGTTAAATGCTATTATACAGTCATTTAACCAAAATGTCAACTATTTTGTAGGTGGAACATGGTAACATTTTGTTCCGGATACGGCGCCTTCATCCATTCACTCATATGCTGTGCATTATCACTAAGTTTAACTAGGTCATACTTGCCGCAGAATTTAAGGAAGTATGCACCAACGTTGCCGCGTGTTTTAAGCTGTGCATTCTCTTTAATACAATCAAAGATCTTGTCTTTAATATCTGCAGGTTGTGCAGTTAAGTCTACTAGTTGCACATTGCGCTGATAATCATCTAATACACGATGCTCAACACTATTATGATCAGTCCAACGTTGTAGCATGAGGTTATTCCAAGCATAACCCTGTCGATCTTTGTCAGCAAACGCTTCTTCTAGACCTACTTTGTTCTTAGTGCCTTTAGTACGCACACCTGGGTATGCACTAAAGATGTTATCTGTAGGGTCACCGCGCATACACTTTTCAAACAGGATAAACTTAGGATTAGGAATCTTCTTGGGCTCTTTAGTCTTTTTATCGAGAACAGGTTTTCCTTTTTTGTCAAAGATACCTTCAATTGTGTGTAGTTCATCTGCAATGCCGTTATATTGATTAACGTTTTCTGCTAGTAATTGATAAAAGTCCGTGTCACTGCTGATAATGGTGTGATGATCATGTGGGTGTGCTTGTATAAATCCTGCAATAAGATCATCGGCTTCTAATTCACCATGTTGTAGTACTGTGCAGTTAGTACGCTCATTGATGAATACCTTGAGTGCATCAAAGGCGTCCCAGAACAATTGTTCTTCTTCTTGCTCTGCTTCAGTCTTGGCAGCACGTGCCACAGCGCGATTGGCTTTATACGGAGTATAAAAGTCCTTACGCCAGCTACGACCTTCTAGACACACGATAACGTGGTCTGCTTTTTGATCGCGCCATGCTTTGTTAATTGATGCTAGAGTAACGTGTATAGCAAAGCCTAACTTATCCCAAGTATCGCTTTGTCTATGTGCGCTGTGTCTAGCACGGAAAAATGTATTTGCTGCATCTACGATTAAGTATCTCATGTAGTAATTATACTTTCATTTGGTAGTTTTGTCAAGAGAAAAGGCATATTTCTATGCCTTTTATTAGATTACTGCGTTAACACCCATTTAACAAGGGTTTTAATATCCTCGTCTTTGATTTGTGGACTCATTGGCGGCATTGGAATAGGACCCCATACTCCACTACCACCTTTTTTAACTTTGGCAATTAGTTTAGCCTCTGCATCAGCTTGACCTTTATATTTCTTAGCAACGTCTTTATACGCTGGGCCTAAGATTTTTTGATCAACTGCGTGACATGCTAGACAACCACTTTTCTGTGCCAATGCTTGATTAGCATTTGCTGTGATACAACTACCTAATAATAATACTGCTAAGATTAATTTCATACACTACCCTTTATAAAATTTGGACTTGCATAGTATTTAATGTGATTACAATATTAACTAAATTCTGCTTTCCCACCACCAATATCTTTACGTTGGATTGGTTGTACATTGTTGCGTTTATCTGGATCTGCTTGCTCTTGTTGGTATGTTTCCATAACTACATGTCGGCAAACATCTTGGAACCAGTTATCAACAACATCAGCATCAGTTTTACCTTGATAGCCACTTTTGATTAAACGTGCCACAAAAACATCGTTCCAATCCAATTCAAATGCACCCGCCCCTGGATTTTCTGGGTCTACTTCGATACCTAATACATTTACCCACGGCTCACCAGCCGCAGTTGCTAGAGCCTTTGGATCACTCTTTTTAGCTAGTTCTTCAGCTTTCTTAGCTTTAGCTTCAGCTTTCTTTAGGGCAGTTTCGGCTTCGAGTTTTGCCTGCGCTTCTGCCAGTTCACGGGCTTCTGCTGCTTTTTTTGCTTTAGTTTTAAATAGATTCTTAAAATCCATATTATTAATCCTTGTGGTGTTGCCAAACATTATCAGTTCCACCTAAGTGGCCCCAGTCTGAATCAACTGTTAGTTTACTACTTATACCGCCGCGAGGGCGATAATCAATTTCTATGCGTATGCGATCTGGCTCATAAACAGCCTTAAGATGCTTATACATTACATCTAATGCACGTTCATAACTAAGTCTAGTATCGCGATATTGGAATAGATACTGTTTAAGGCTCTTCAATTCAATAGTTTTACTATCGCCGTAAAACCAAATAGTAACGTCGCCGAAGTCGGGCTGATTAGCCCCACCTAAAAATGTAAATTCCGGAATACTTATGCGTTGCTCGTAGCCCTTAGCCGCATTAGGCAGGCCTTTTAGAATACTGCCATCAATACTATCCCAAAGTTTCTTTTCAATCATACTTAATCCTTAAAATAAATCCAACTCTTCCCAAGGTAAGCCATCCTTACCAAAGTGTCCATAGTTAGTAGTACTACTGTAGATAGGGCGGAATAGTTTAAATCTGTTAATAATGCCCCTAGGAGTTAGATCTACATTGGTAATTATCCAAGCTGTTAACTCATAATTATTTCCGTCACTATCAACATACACACTCATAGGTTGTTCTACACCAATGGCATACGATAACTGTACTGTGGCATGTGTAGCCTTGCCGCTGGCCACGATATTCTTAGCCAAGTACCTAGCCATATAAGCTGCTGAACGATCTACTTTAGTAGGATCCTTACCACTGAACGCACCGCCACCATGCGGGCAACTACCACCGTAGGTATCGACAATAATCTTACGCCCTGTAAGTCCAGTGTCACCATCTGGCCCACCAATAACAAAACGACCAGTTGGATTAATTAAAAACTCTGTATCACTAGTAATCAACTCCGCTGGCAAGATAGTTCTAATAATGTTCTCTACATTTTCACGTACTGTAGCAATGTCTGTGTCTTCGCTGTGCTGGGTTGAGCATACAATTTTAGTAGCATGACTAATAGAATGATCGTCATTAAACTGCAAAGTCACCTGCGATTTAGCATCTGGGGCTAACCAAGTAGCGCCTTCTTTACGTAACTTTGTTAGTGCTTCAACAATTTTGTGACTGTAGTAAATAGTTGCCGGCATGTAGTTAGGTGTCTTGTTTGTAGCATAACCAAACATCAGACCTTGGTCACCCGCACCAAATGTATCTGTGCCTAGTGCAATGTCTGCGCTTTGCCCGTGTAGTAGGTTAGTGATCTCAACTGTACGCCAATCAAACCCTGCTTGCTCGTAACCAATGTTTTTAATCGTTTTGCGTACGACACTGTCGATTTGTGCTTCATGTAGAGCAACATTCTTGTATTCTCCTGCAACAATAACACGGTTAGTGGTAACTAAAGTTTCGCAGGCAACACGCATACTTGCATCTTCGTGGGTCATAACTAGATCTAAAATTGCATCACTGATCGCGTCTGCTACTTTATCCGGATGACCTTCACTAACACTTTCACTTGTAAATAAATAACTCAATTTTTTTCCTTTTTATCTTTACAATTACATTTATACGGACATGGGTCATTACTATCATCCCAAGCACTAGGGTCGTTAAAAATATCTCGCCATTCTTTTAACCATTTAATAAATCGTTTAATCATTTCATTCCCCATTTAACTTTTAACCAAATACGCTCGTGGATGTAATAATCTACACTTAATAATATATGTAACAGGGTAGCAAACCCTGTGCTGTGTGCCAGATCACCAGTGTATAAGTATGTCCAGAAGATTGTAAACACCCACGCAGTAATGCGATAACTAATCATGCGCACTAATGTACGCTTATGTGTTTCCATTATTTGCCCCATGAGTTACCCCAAAGATCAACATGTAATCTTGGACTGTAATAATAACCACGTAACATAGCTTCGTCTGCTACATTAAACTTGTTGCCGTTGTAAACGCTAACAACACCACCAACAGGCATAATGTATACAACACCTTCAAATCCTTCACGGCGATATTCTGCTACTGCCTCTTCTACTTCTTCAAAGTCGTCTGGATTCTCAACTACAAATTTAAGATATGTACGTCCTACCTGTTGATAGCTAGTTACAATCTCTGGCTTGATAGCATCCTCCCACTTCTCACCACTCGGGCTTAGTTTAGCACTAACACTGAATGTAATTTCACGCTGTGTAATACTCGGAATACCTACCCATTCTTTCAAATATGCTATAAAGTCTTCGCTGAGTTCCTGGGTGCCGTTAGTTTCAAACGTGATGTTTTTAAGATCACGCATCTCGATTGCTTCTAACATCTCGGGATATACTTTCTGCCAACCTAGCAACGGCTCGCCACCTGTAATTACCAAGTGTACATCATTGCCATTGTCTTGTGCCCAACGACCGTTAGGTGTTAGGGCCAGCATCTTACTAATTACTTCAGATGTTTCGTAGGTTGGGCTTAAACTTTTAAACTTTGGATGCCATGATGCATAACTATCACAGCCTGTATTGACCAGCGGAAGTTCTTCATATGTTTTGTACAGTTGTACAGTTTTAGCAACTTCGTCTGCTTCTTGACTAGCAGTACCTCTGGTCATACCAAACCCGCTACAGGTAAAGTTACAGCCAAATGTACGTAGGAATACACTAGGTACGCCTACAAAACGGCCTTCACCTTGTGCTGAATAAAATATTTCACTGACTTTAAGTTTCATATAATTTTGACCATATCTTTAATTTTTCTTTCTTTTTATCCATAGCAAGTTCTAATCCGTCTTGATCTAAAATACCTTGCTCAACTAAAATATCCACTAATGCCAGCATGTCACCTACTTCCATTTCTAAGTTAGCTCGCTGTGAGGCACCGGACTTATGTGCATTGTCTAGACCAAAACGATGGCATTTGCTAACTGCTTGTATGACTTCGGCACATTCTTCTTGTAGAATAATCAATGCTTCTTGTGTTTTATCGGCAATCATTATTATCTTTCCCAAGGAAACACGATCCATGAATCGTCTTCTGCTTTATTAATTTCTTTAGCTGAATAGTCTACCTTGCCACTAAAGTCACTAGATAAATTATCAATTAATACAGCTATTCTAACATTATTACCCCAAACTTGCAACCACTTTGAGCTGTTGGGCATGCAACTACTTTGCCAATCTTGTTTAATCCAATCTAATGTAGCACCAGTATCGTTAATATCGTCGATAATAAGAATATTTTTACCTTGTCCTTCTTCGCCGTATATTGAAGTAGGGTAGGTTTCAACTATTTCATTTGGGTAATCATAACCAAACGCATCTTCTGCCATCCATAGATTACTTTCGGACTCGCTATCGCTGTCGCGCAGACTGACCTTAAGTGTTTCCATTGGAATACCCAATGCATTGCTCATAATCACAGCTGGTACCAAGCCACCTCTGGTTAATCCTACAATGTAATCTGGACGCCAGTTGTCCTTGTACATTTGAAATGAAATATCGTTAACCATTTCAGTGATTTGTTGATAGGTGTAATACTCTTTCCTAATAGACATACTTGTCCACCTCTCTCATATTGTGTTGCGTTACGTGTTTATTAAACGTCATTAAGAACATTAATGCAGCACCTGCATCTTCTTTGCGAAATCTAAGTAGATGCTGATTACTGCTATCGTTAGTTTTATGACTCGGCCTACCTTGCCCGTACTGTACTACAGAAACCTCATGTGGCTGTCCTCGATGATCATGCCATATTCTGCAGGATATATTTTGCCCTTGATCAACATACCATTTAAGTATATCGACGTTTAGTTCATCAACCATAATAGTTACTTCATAGTTAATAGTAACTTTGGGTGGCAATGGGATCAACGCAGGTATTCCATAGTGACAATTTTGCTTAGGCTTTCGCCCAAATCGGCGTTCTCGTCAATTACATAACGTCTGATGCTTTCTGTGTCTTTCTTATCATCATAACGTGATGTTTCTACAATCTTGCCACCGTTAGCACCGTAGACTTTGAAATTAATAACACTTTCATCATCATAGTTATGTTCTACTCTGCGTGGAGTAGAATTAATACCTATACTATGTTTATTGCTACGACGACTACGCTTTGATAGCAACTCGTCGGGCACCACCATGTCATCCAGCTGACGATGATGAATACGTTCTGCCCATTTTGTAATTAGTTTATTAAACCAAATCATTGTCACTACCTCTATTCTTGTCGTCTGCTGTTTCGTTTAAGAATTGATCCTGCGCACGTGCTTCTTGTATTTTAGCCCATTGTTCTGATGTATAACTATGACTACCGTCACATTCGCCTGTAATACTACGGCCGCACCCACATGACCCAAACTTACCATTTGTTGCTCTTACCTGCATATTAGAATCCTCTAAACGCTAATAACTCAACTATTTTGCCTTCTTCGTTGAATGTAATAAGATCCATTACTTCGAATGCATTTTCTTTATTAATGTAAACATTCAATCTACAAGCCACAGTAAGACCATCCTGATACATATATAACGGCAATGCTACACAGGTATCGACATTGTCAAAGATATTTTTGTTAAATGCCACTGCTTGCTCTTTAGTAAATGCTGCACCATTCCAGTCGCGCAGGAAAATTTCATCAGCAAACAACTCAGAAATTTTATCTAATTTCTTGTCACTCCAATCGAAGAAATATTCCTTACAAATAGTTTTTAAATTCATGTTACTCTCCTTATCTAGGTGCAAACTCTTGTTGCAATTTAATATTATCAAAAAACTCTTTCTTAGTATCTGGATCTGTTTTAAATGCACCCTTGAGCACAGTTGTTTGCGTTAAGCTACTATGTGCCATAATGCCTCTATTTTCGCAGCAACCATGCGTTGCTTGAATATACACAGCAACGTTCTCACTTCCTGTGGCCTTCATAATTTCACGAGTAATATCATTACATAGCTCTTCTTGCAAGGTACCACGTGTAGCACACCATTGTGCAATACGTGTGTATTTAGATAAACCAATAAGTTTGCTAGCGGCAATAATACCAATATAAGCTACACCTTTAACTGGTTGGTGATGATGACTACACATACTGCGTAGTTCACTACGTACTACCAACATACCTTCATAACGATCTACGCTGTCATTTGGAAATGCTGTAGCATCTGGATTAGGCTCATAACGACCTGCCATAATCTCATTGAAGTACATCTTAGCTAGTCGTCTGGCTGTGCCGTGGCTGTTAGGATCGTTTTCACGATCAATTAACAAAGTATCTAAGACTGTTTCGAATGCTTCAGTCGCTTCATCAATTAATAGTTCTTTGTTTTCGTCTGTGATGTATTCTGAGATGTTGTCGCCTGCCCAGAATCGTTTGTTGCTTGCTTTTAAGTTGTTGCGAATACCTTCGCTTACTGTGTATTTTGACATAAAGTCTCCGATGTTAAGCCAGTGGATTGGCAGTTCATAAATTAGTATAACATGTTTATTTAGGTTTAGTCAAACTATTTGATAATAATTTCACGTAGGTCTGGATATTTAACGTACTTAGGTTCTTGATCTACTGTAGGTAGTAGTTCTAATGCACGTACAGCTTCTTCTATAGTTGGGCGATAGTGATATCCAACATCAAATACCTTCTGTGACTCCCACGGACTAATCGATAAGTCACGTCCATCACTGCGTTGTCTAATTAAAGTATTGTAGGCTTGTTTGTCATCTAATAGGATGGCACCACCACGACCGATATCTAAAGGTTTACTATACCCAAAGCTCAAACATTGCATTTGACCTTTTCGATACATGCCTAACTGTAGCTTACGTGCGCTATCCCAAATACGAGTACCGTGTAGTTGATATTCACCAGTCCAGTCTTCTGGAATTAATCTATAGTCAATATCTAACTTGCGCATAGTCATCGGTACACTTAGATAGGTATATGCAGTAAACGAACAGTTAGTGGGCTTGTCGTAACGTAAACATAACTCTAAGGCATGTGTACAGCAATCAGTCATAACCACATAAGGTGCGCCCGTAAGCTCACCCAATGCCTGTTCAAATTCTGCTATCTTGTTAAAGGTACTCATTTAAGTTTAAATATTTTGTATTAAATTTTCCTGCGAAAAATTTTTCAGCGTTCAGCAATCGACGCATCTTAGTTTTTTCATTAATAGCTTGTAGATCCAATATTGACAATGAATCTAATAAATTATGTATTTTCGTTAACCTAGTCTCAAAGTGTTGCTCTTGGTCATAGTAATTGTGATCAATGATATCGTCAAATGTGTCTACTCCTTGCTCTCTAAGATGATCTATTATATTAGGAGCACCGAGTATTATAAATAATTGTCCACTAGCGATAGGTTTCCAAGTTTTTTCTGTAATAAACAGTCTTTGACTTACAGTAGTTTCGGTAACGAAATTTATATATGAATCACTGAACGCTTCGTGTATTAGATTATTATCAAATCCATGATCTAAACTAGACAATAAACTGCTACTATACTGATCCCACCAAATTAAAACTTCTTGTGGCATCGAACAATCATCATCTCTCTTGACAAGAGTCCCGTTGTCAGAATACATAGAAGTGATACAATCGTTAAAATAATTCTTATCTTTTAATAGAAAATAATTATAAATTCTATGTGCTCTAGGCATATGATTAAGACAAGATATTTTATATTTTTTATAATCCAAAGATATGTTAGTCTGATAAGTTTTGTTAAAAAATCCAACAGAATAATGATACCAGTATGGATAGTATATTAACTTTGATTTTTTTAGGTGATCGCTGGGCAAGTGTGATAAAATTAAAAAATTAAGATTTAATTGGTATAATCTATTATATAAGTCTTCGATAAATGAACCCATGCCCCAATTCTCACTAGAGCAATTTACTAAAATGAATTTATCTTTGGGTAAGTTCGTAAATTTAGCATCATCCCATCTCCAGTCACTGTTTAATAAAGATAACGGACTGTAGATATAGTGTACATTGTCTGTGAGTAGATTGTCGACAAACATTATTTAATGTTAGCTAATAGTTTAGTTGCTGAAAAGAAATCGTGATGTAGACTACGTGCTTGTTGTGGAACTAACTTAGCATATTCATCATAGTCAGTCATAAACTCTACAATCTTATCACATAAGTCTTTCTTGTGATGTAAGAAACTGCTGTATGAGCTAGTCCATTCACTAGGATACTTCCAAATCTCAGCATACATTTCACTGTAGCTTAAACGATCTGGCACCATAGGAATAGCATCAGTTAGAGCACCTTCATACATGCTAATACCTAATGTTTCTTGTAGGTTAGCACTGAATACCATCTTAGCTTCGCCTAATAAAGTATGATACGCTTCTTTGGTTAAGTTCTGCTCTTGGCAGACAATCCATTCATACTGCGGTAATGCTACTGCTAGGTCTTTAAAGATCTCAACCTGCTTTTCTGGTGCTATGCGATGTGGAAATAAGATCAAGTCACGCTTTGTAGTCTTATAAGGTGTAATAGTTTCTGGCATATATTCCATAGGCCATCCACTGCGTACAATTTTACCTTCACGCATTAAACTACCTGCTACGTTAGTAATTTTGCCAGCTGGTACATTTAACAAGTTTTCAACAAACATGTCAATGTGAAACTGTGTGGCAAAGTAGTTATGATCTACAGCGTCAAAGAAACTTTTCTCAGCATGTCTAACCCATGGCTTATCACCAATTAAGCGTCCTAAGAAGTCTTGTGGGTCGTAACTGCCAGCGTGCCACAGGGCGTGAATAGTGACGGGTATTCCCAACAACTCTGACATATACTTAAGGTTAATAATCCCAGGATGCCAAGCGTCAGTAAAAATGAAGTGGTCACCCTCCCTAACCCTTCCTTCCGTAAATAATCTACCCATCTGCTCGACCTGATTGGCTTTATAGATGTTAGTGCCACCAAAATTAAGAAAAGCGCCAGGGGTAGTAGCAGCAGGAATATCATGTGGTCCTGCGATAACATATACGTCATGTCCGTGCTCCTCTAAGAGTTTAGGTACATGAGCCTTCCACTGGCCCGTGTACCTTGTTTCAACTGCTTCTAGATCAACTAGAAATACAGTCATTATCTACGACCTTGATAACCCGTAGGTTGGCCGTTGCGTTGTTGCCATTGCTGACGTTTCTTGCGACGCTCTTGCCACTCGCGATACTCCGGACTACGATACAAGTCCGCTTCATCGAACTTGATCATGCGGAAACGACAGTAGTTCATCCACGCATCTAAGTCGTTGTAAATTTTTGTTACTTCTGGGCTCATACGTAGATACTTCTTAAGCCATACAGGTTGTGATGCCACAATAAATCTCCTTAAATAGTGACAGTTTGGTAGGAACGAGTACAGTTGTACTCAATGTAACACCCGTTTTCGCCATCTTCACTTACTTCAATGTGAATATCACGATTGGGATACTTTTGTGCGATCTGCAAGTACAGATCATCTGCAATCATTTCGCACGATTTATAATTTAATTCTAACGTACCGCCCACATACAGGGCTTCAAGCCATCGTTTGAACTGGATGAACTCGATGTCTCTGTCATTATGGAACACGTCGATTGACACCCGGAAATGAAAAATGTGACGATGAGGACTAGCAAGAAACGAAACATCATATTGATCTCCAGTTTTAAGTAATGGGTTTACGGCAGCATCGGGATAACAATGGATACCTTCTTTGGTAAAAGTAACCCATATCTTACGTCGAGCCTGTGATTTAACACGTTCTATTTGTTCACGTTCTGCTTGTATCATTTAATAATCTCGTCTTTACTGTATTGATCCCAATCAGTAAATGTTTCTCTAGAGGTTAACGATTGTAGGCTATGACACCATACACCTGGATTAGAATATTCAAAGTCTAAATCATCTAACTTAATTGTAGCATTATATCCAAGCTGTGTCAAGTATGGAATTTTAACACTTACCTGTGGAATGAATCTACGATGCCCAATTACCGGCATTTCTAGTATACCTTGTACTACACTAACATCAAAGTCTAGGGTACACCAATACTCAGAATCTAAACACTGATCAATCATACGTTCCCAAGGACGCCATTGTTCAGCATCGTCTGTGGCAAGTGTAGGAAAACTTTGATTAGCACCAAAGTAGATGTGTGTACAATCGTTAAATTGTGCTAGCTCAATAACATCATGCGGGTTATGCACACCTACTACAAATAGTGTACGCATGCCAAATGCAGGAGTCTTTTCGATCTCTACACCAGTGAAGAATGTTATTCCTTCTTTTGTACCTTCTGTATATTCGCGTTTCATAGACCTAATTGTTTTCTAATGTTTTCAATTGAACGTTTAACGTGTAATTTTTCTTGTTTCATCTTACCCAGACTTGCATCATCCATATAGTTAGTATAACCTCTTTTAATATTTTCGTCAAGTCTTTGATGGCATTGTTCTAATTCTGCTAATTCATCTTCTAAACTGTTGCGATCCATATTACTCCCCCAATCCCTCTTCTAAGTTATCTAACACTGCTTCATCAAATCCACTATCGTCGATATGATGTTCTTCAACTTCTTCTGTTTCGAATAGGTCATTGAACATAGTACTAGCATTGACAGTTTTCTTACCTGTCGCGCCACGTGTGCCAATAATCTGCATCCAAAACTTGCTATGATTTTCAATAATTTCTTCAGCACTAGCACGATCCGGCGCAGCAAAGATACTATCTACTACGTCTTTAAAGTATACACGATCGAATGTTTCTTGTACCAACATCTTAGGTGTAATACCTTGATCATATTGACGATTGGCTTCTTGCACGCTGTTAATATGACTCCAAACATTATGGCCCATCTGTATAGCGTAACTAAAGCTATCCCAGCTAGTGCGACCTTCTTTACCAATCTTGTTTAAATCACCGGGTGCATAGTAGCAGACATCATTGATTTGAATACGATTACTGATAGGGCTGTCTGTAAAGTTAGCAAATCGACCGTCTTGTAATACAGCATCGCTGAACTTACGTGTATCTTTAGCATACTTTTTATCGTCAACGCTAGGTACCATACGATAAGTCCACTTACCACGATCCTCTGTTTCTGTTTGAATATAGATCTGACCGTTTGCACTAGCTAAGAATGGACTTGCACAGTCAAAGCTGATAGTAAAGTTAGGATTAACGTGTTTACGAACAGCACGTTGAATGTCAGTTAATAAGCATGCCCACTCTAGTTTACTTGTACCCAAGAAGTGCATCCAATCATGTATGCCTTCTTGTAATAGATTATCATAGCGCATAGCTACTAGGCGTTTAAGCACTAAGTGAACGTCACACATGTTCTGTCCACCCATTGCCCATCCATTAAAATGCTTGCCTGGGTATTGTTGAGGGTCACAATATTTCTTCATACGATCATACCAATCGTCTGCATCTGCGTGATTCTCACCTTGCAGTACATTTAAGAATTTACAAGCACCTGTACGGTTGTTGATAAACCAATCATTATTAATGTAAGTGCCTAGTACTGCTTCGTCGTATGTGCTAATACCTGTAGCTTTAGCACCTGCAGGACTACGAGCTACCCACGCTGGGATATCCAAACACATACCATAGTCCATGTATGCGTCCATCCAAGTTAATACTAGCTCACGTTTCTTTTGTGCTTTAGGACAGTTAGGATTCTTCCAATCGCCTTCCCACACACCTTTACCAATCTGGAAACCACCCGAGTCACCCAAGATAAACGAGCGACTACGATCACGGTTACGTACCATATCTTCTTTTGGACTGTGCTTGTTTACATCTAGTTCGGCGTGTCCAGCTGAATATAGGCTCCAATGATATGGAAAATATGCCGCATCTGGATTAAGCCAATTAAGTCCTTCCATACCATTTTCAAAGTCTGCTGGTATACGTGTACTGGCAACATATAAATTACCATTAGCATCCGGAAAGCGTTGTTTACCTACATACGTTGCATAAAAGCCCGATAGTGCAGGTAAAAAGACAGCATAGTCTTTTTGTTTACTTGTTAAATTGTCTATTTCATGTGCCACTTTGTTCTTCCTCGTGTACTAATATTTCAATCATCTTAAACTGTTCGTAAGCTGATTTAAGTGTTGGGTATTTCTCCATCTTAGCCTTAAGCTCATCTTCTTCTCGCATCTTAAATCCTGCCCATCGCAAGACTTCATCGGCTTCGTAGCTCATACCAATTGTAACATTTTGATTAATACTAATCCATGTGATACCATCAAACACTTCCATTTGTTGACCCGAAGTGTTCCAGCGTAGAGTACCAGCACTCTGTCCATTGTTACCGATATGCGGTATACTGTATGAGCTTGTGGTTAAGAACGGACTGGTAACGTGTAGATTATTGATCATAAAAGGTTACACTGTTGTATAGTTTATAGTCATCGGCAAAATATTGTTCTAACTTTGCACGATAGATAGAGTTACTGTTAATTTCTTCAGTGAAGTGATTAATAAAATCTCGTTTACTACCTTCGCTGGTGTTGTATTCTAAGGCAATTTGAATGTTAGTGCGATAGTTAAATTGTTTTAACCAATGCTCTAGATTAGCACGTAGATTTTCATCTACACGTAAGAAAGTTGCTTTGGTTAAATCAACACCCTGTATAAAGTATACTTGATGTTCGGTGTGGTCGTCAAATGTAATTTGTGTAAGTGCTTGTTTGACTGTCATCATATTACCCGAATTGTGACAATATTCTGCTATGCCACTGACCCAACGTTCAATTGGATCACGTAGTACAATTAAGTATTGATCAGCAGGCATTAGAGTTTCGCTATGCTTCCACATACCGTAACAGCCTATTAGGCAACCTTTGATAAAACTACTAGCGTTCTTAGGTACGTGGACATAGGTGAGATGATGAGTTTCATCAACCCAACATTCACCCAATCTATGTCCTAAATGAGCCCAACGACCTAACGACATTATTTACTTTGTGCTGGTAATAAGTAGTTGTAAGTTGCAATACCTGTGTTTACAGTGATCTGTGCAACACCTTCATCACTGATACGGAATGTTTTATCACCGCTTAGGTTTAAGATACTAATAACTGCCGCTACTGGCCAAGACCATGATTTAGTTAGTGCACCAGTAATACCTGCTTGGAATACAAAGTTGCCTGCGTGGCTACTGTGATCACCAAAGAAGAATTTTAAATCACCGCCTTCTGTTTTGGCAGTAAAGTTTAGTTCTTCACTGTTAGCACTGGCCATGAATTTCAGTCTTTGGATACTGGCTACAGTTGGGTCAAACTCTACATTCCAGTTTACTGAACGCATCTTAACTGTTTTAAGTTTGTCCGACACAATCTCTTGACTCATAAAACGATAATCGTTTTTAAAGTCGCCAGCGGCATTTTCAAAATGTAGGCCTACTGGAACTGTTTCGCCATTGCGATCTTGTGTTGTTAAACTGATCTTAGCGTTTTCTTTGTATTCTTGAATACCTAAGATAATACTTAGTTTACCTAAGTTAGGCATACCAAATGTGCCAACAAATTCTGCTACTGGCCCGTTTAGTTTACCTTGTACAATAACACTACGATCTTCAGCTAAGGCTTCGATGCCTGTTTCTTGTGCCGTGCCTATAACCTTAACTAGGTCGATATTGCCTAAGCCATAAGTGTTTTTAACGATGTCTAATAGATGGTCTCTCATTTACTTCTCCTCATTGATAATATATTGTATATGATGTATTTAGGTTTTGCAATAGGTTTGATAAAATTATTTCTGTTTTATTTCTCCCAATACTTGCCTACGTTTAACTGTGGATAACTCTCCAGGTTTCTTAATTTCAATCCAACTAATCCATTTCACATGATCGTCGTTGTTGGGTAGATCGTATTCGTAAACTATTTCAAATCCTTCTTGTTGGCAAAGTGAAAGTAATTGTCGTTTAGAAACATAACTCATACCACCCGCTTCTGCTAGTACGCAGCTTTCGAGTAGATCACAATTATTATAACTGAATATAAATCTACCGCCTGGGCGTAATAGTCCTAACATCTTCTTTAAGTATTCGTGTATGCAGGTTGCATTAGCATAATTGAATAGCATCCAACTGAATATAAATCCAAATTGATTTTGTGGTAATACACTTAAGTTATGATCAATGATAGTATATTTTCTTAGGCGACCATAATACACTTCATTAAACTGACTGGCTATATCTTCTATTTTGTCTGAACTAAAATCGCATAGATATAGCGGATCGTTTGCAACTAACTCACCAGTTAATACTTTGCTCTGCGGAGTGCAACCAAATTGTAAGCCAGTATAGTGATGGTGTGCATTTTGATAGATATGGCCCTTGACAACCTCAAGTATATTTTCGTCGATTCGAAATTCCGTTCTATGGTAAAAGTTAAAAAAATCTATCTCATTGTGAGTGTGCAACTCTTTGGCTAGCGCATCTACAGCTATATCAATATTAGGTAACAGTGCGGCCAATTGACCTCTCAATGAGTCAGAGTTAACAGATATAGTTTCATATTCTGATTTGATTGCGGCTACTGTCTCAATGACAATACCAAACGGATGTGTAATAGTCAATTGATGTAGTTGTTGACAGACATCTGAAATAGCTGAGGTTAGATCAATACGATCTGCTGCAGATCTAACGTCATCGCGGTATCTTAATAAATCACTTACACGCATTATTCAAAACTAAACAAGTCATCAAATGTTGTTTTAATCTGTGTATTTTCAGCAATCTTCCAATTCAATACACCCAACAAGTTTTCTACCTTTTGATCTACAATGCCTGTTTCCATGGCATCATCGTCAAATGGCAACTCTTTAAACCACGCAGGTATATGTGCTTCATCTGTTGGGTATCCAACGCTGGTATAGCCCAATGGGTTGTCACGTAGCTTACATACAACTGTTTTCATACCATCAACAATCTGCATTGAATAGTTATCACCCATCATACGGCGCAGATTATTCCAGTTCATAGCAGCTCTAACATGCCCTGGCATGTTGGCACGGCCTTCACGTGCTTCTGCGGCTGTGAACTTGGTTAGGTTGTTTACACGTTTAGGCGTACCTTTTTCCCAAGCTGGACGATCTTGGAATATAAGTTTAAAGTCACGTATCTTTTCGATAATAGCATCACGTTGGGTGCCTGTAAGTACATCCATTAAGATTTCACTTAAGAAATTCTGCATGAATGCTGGAGTATCACTACGTTTTAAGTCTAGACCCATAGCTTTAACTTTGCCAGGCTTATCATGTGTGTCTAAGCGTTTGCCTTCCATGTCATAGATCAATACCGCATAACGTTTCTTTTTAATGAACAGGCCTTTGAGTGCTACAAGTTCACGCCCGCCTTTGATTAGCTCACCTTGACGTCGTGGAGTATGAAACGCACGTTCACAGAAGCCCGGAAAGCTCTCGTTAACTTGATCTGCAATAGCATCGTATAATTGTACACAAATGTCTTTAGACCATTCCATACGACCTGCTTCAACATCATCTTTTACCACTGGCCACATGCTAAAGTAACAGGAGTCTGTATCGCCATAGATAATTGCCTTGCCTACGTGATCATACTCGCCAGTGATACATTCGTTTATGTATGCATCCATGTGTTTGGCGATTGTACGACCTGTAAGAGTAGTCGACTGCCCAATCCTTTTATCAAAAAAGCGGCAACCGGGGTTAAGAATAGCACCGTATAAGCTGTTAAGGTTAATCTTTTTAACTAATTGTCGCTTGTCCCAGAATGCAATTTCATCACCTGTGGCTTCCTTCTTCTTGGCTTGCATTTCCTTACGTTCAGCATACCAACGCTCTAGTAATCCAGGAATAACACCCTTGCGATCGTTACTAAAGATAGTACCGTTGGCACTTAGGATCCAGTTCTTGCCACTGTCGAAGATCAATCGCCAAACATCTGCAGCACTCAGGACATCATGCCCACCGTTAACCCAATCGATAGTGATCTCTGTACCAGCTTTACTATCCATGACCGCTGTGTACTCTAAACTACCAAACAAACCCTCCCATGCATCGGCAAACGAGGAACCTTTTTCTATTTTTTCTTTAATGTAATGGTCGGTCATAATAGGACGCAGTTGTCCTACAATAGTCTCTGGACCCATGTTAAGTGCGCGAATAGCACTTGGATACAGACTGTTAATATCAACTGCGCCAATGTAGTCATGCATGCCTGCTTTGGGAGTTGCTACATACGCACCTGCGGCCTGTGTATTTTCCTGCTCATCACGGTTACGATTTGGCACAACCATACCAAGTTGGTGTGCTTCGTTAATAATAGCCTGTTCTGTAACTGCTACAGCACCCATTGTTGTTTGTAGTAATACTGTGTTATCATGCGCAAGTTCATTGGCTAGGTCTAGGAAACGTAATTTCTTATCTAACTTACCTAGCAACATGGTATCTTGTCTGTTATACTCAATAAACTTAGGAAAGTCTTTGTTGTACAGTTGATCTAATGTGCCTTCATACTGTGTTTTGCGTTCGTCTAGTTCATATTCACCGATGGCATCTAAGCTATAACTATGACGCTCTTCGTATGTGTACTTGCGATATAATTGCATATAGTCTAGATGCACACGACCAATAAGGTCAAAGGTAATGTTGGTAGCACCAAAGCGTTCAAAGTCACGTTGCTTAGGATATTGACCCCACAAGCACATACGTCGTGTGTCGTCTTTGCTTAATACACGTACAATCCGCCCAATGGTGTAAGGAATATCATAGCCCTCACTGTTCCAACCACTTAAGATGTCTGCATCATCAATTAGGTTAAGGAAGGTGTCTAGCATATCTTGTTCACGATCAAACATGAAACAGTTTTCGTATTGATCACAGATCTCTTGTGCAGTATCCCAGCTGTATGTTTTTGGCGGCACTACAAGTGTAACTAGTTTGTCTAACCAATCTAGATATACTGAAATGGCTGTGATGCTATTAAATGGATCGTTAGTGGGCGCATACCCACGCTCAGGGTCAAAGTTAACCTCAATATCGAAGAACGCTGTTTGTAATTTAGGAGCAGGTTGTCCTAGATAGTTTTCTTCAAAGCAACGAAACACAGGATTAATATCACTTTCCCATATTTTCTTACCACCGTTGATGCGTACTTCTTTATGGAATTCTTTGCCTACTTTGGTACTAAAGCGACTTACTGGTGTGTCGTAAATTGTACGGAATTTACCTTTAGGGTCGTCATAGTAGAATACATAATTTGCCGGATATTCTCTATACTCTCTTTGGCCGTTGTTGCGTTCAACAACGTAGATACGATCTTTTGTTCGGTCGAATAGTGCGTCTACATAACTCATAACTCTCCTGCCACTTATAGCTGGCTAACTGTTCTACATGTACGTAAGTGTACGACTCTTTTATTGTAACACTAAAATCCTATAAAATCCTATCAAATCGATAAGAAATAGGGTCAAACTTGACATTAATAAGCCAAAACTGCCACGACTAATTGCTGAGAAGATACTTATACTTAACGCTACAAAAATAACAGGATACACATACAACCAATTGGTATATGGAACGGTTAGGCTAACTGATGTAGCAATGACCACGTTCAATACCCAATTGATTGTTTCTAAGGTTAATCTTACAGGATGTGCATGCCAGTCAGCTTGTATAAACTTAACAGTCTTGTACCAGTTAGCTTTCAATTAAAGCGTACGGCCAACAGTTTCTAAGATGTCTGTAAGTTCTTCATGGTCAGCGTTGGTATCACCAAATTTAGCTTTTTGTGCAATCTTAATAGCTTTCTTAAGGATAGCTGGTTTAATTTCTAATTCTTCTGCTACTGCTTTGATAGTATCGCTAAGTCCTGCGTTTAGATCTTCTACTTCTTGCAGTACTTGAATACCTTCTGTAACTATTTGTGTTAGTTTGGCTTTTTGCTCGCTTGAAAACATACGTGATGACATTGAACATTCCTTCGTTAAAAATATAGTATATACGTAATAATTATCTAAGTCAATTAGATTGGTTAATTTATTTTACAGCAACTTAGTACACG